TAGGCTACTTAGGCTATGTACTAAGTATATACTATGTATAATATTTAATATATACTTAGTACTTAGACTATTTAGCCTATGTACAGTAGGGCTTAACATAAGGATTGTTCGAAATGTACCCTGATGATGAGTTTTTACCTGAAGAAGCATTCGATGAGATCACTAAAGGTGAGTACGAAGACATGATGGAAGATCATAATGTCAATGATGTGTTAAATCGTTTTGTTCGCTTATGTCAAGAGTATGGTTTTTACTTTATGATGAGACAACTTACTAAGGCTCTTAACGCTAAAGGGTTCAACGTATGAGCAAAGACACAGGAGGACCAGCGTTTCCAAGGACGCAGTGGCCTAATGAAACTGGAATGACCATGCGCGATTACTTTGCGGCAAAGGCAATGCAAGCACTGGTGCAGGGAAATTATTTTGATGTCACCGCAACCCTGGCTTACAAGATGGCAGACGCTATGCTGAAAGCGAGGGAGCAATGAAAAAGCGTATACAGCCACGCAAGCGCAAGGTTAACCCCTACGTAGCCTACCTAGAGAATCATGGCCGCCATGCTACCTTAGAAGACCTCCTAGAGGCATTCCCTAACAAGACCTCTAAGCAGATCAGAGACTCTATGTCAAAGTTAGTGGATAACTACACTGTTGATAGGGATATTAGGAAGGATGATCACCAATACTTGATAGCGTACTCACTAGGTGGATACAACACCAGGGACAATACTGGTATCTGTTGGCATAACCCTTTTAACATGAGGACAGCATGAGCAGAGAAGCTATGAAACACATTAAGACTTGGCATGAACGGTGCGAGGAGCACCCCGATCATCAGGAGAGAATAATTAGCGAACGCATGATTCAGGCTCGGATGCAGGAAGAAATTGACGAACTCCGCCAAGCACTAGAGACAAATCAAGAACCGTTTGAGTATTGGAGCGTTGCTGAAGGCTGGGTAAAGATCGACGAGGTGCGTGAGCATTTTGATTCGGTAGGTTGCGGCACGATTTACAAGTCAGGTGGCGAAGGTCGATCACCTCTTTACACCGCACCACCGAAGAAGCAATGGGTTGGACTGACTGATGAAGAGATTGCACAAGGACCACAGGAAGTTTTTCCTGCTTTGTATGGACGTTGGGGCTGGGCAGAAAAAGAAGCTTTTGAGGCGGTCGTTGCGTGGGCAGAAGCCAAGCTAAAGGATAAGAATCATGGATAGAGAAGACATCATCCGCATGGCGCGGGAGGCTGGATTTGATCCTCACGACATGAGCGATGACTTTACCTGCAACCTTGAAGACATTGAACGCTTCGCTGCCCTTGTCGCCAAGCATGAACGCGAGGCGTGTGCGAAGTTGTGTGATGGGCAGGGAAGCGGGCGCAAAGCATTGGAGCATTACGCAGCATTGACCTACGTCGGGGCTACACATGACTGCGCCGCCGCCATACGAGCAAGGGGAACCGTATGACAGACCTTGAGAAAGCAGCGCGGCTGGCGCTGGAGGCGTTGGATTGCATCTATTCGCCACTGCACGTCCGCGAGATCAACAAAGTTGGCGCAGCCATGTCCGCCCTGCGAGAAGCACTGGCAGAGCAGCCAGCGCCCGTGCCGGAGGCACATAAGCAGGAGCCTGTGGGGTATTTCAGCGTCAACGATTATGGGCGATGGGAAGAAAATGAAGGTACATATGGTGAACCCCTCTACACCGCACCACCAAAGAAAGAATGGGTTGGGCTGACGGATGATGAGGTTGATGCTTGTTATTTTGCAGCAAGAACACCTTTTTTTGACATATGGGTTTTTGCTACTGAACTTGAGCAAGCCTTAAAGAAGAAGAACAAGTGGTAAGTATCGTAGTAGGACTACGACTCAAGCTAAAGGAGAAGAATCAGTGAACTACTTAGCCACGCATGTTGGCTGTGATGATTGTGGATCTAGTGATGCGTTGTCTGTATCTGTTAATGATAAAGGAGAGACTTGGTCACATTGTTTTGCTTGTGGTACGAATACTAAAATGTCTGAACATGATGACAACTTCAGGCAAAAGCATACAAAGTCTGCTAAGGTGATTCCAATGTTACATGGTAAGTATCAGTCTATACCGCTAAGAAACCTATCCAGAGATGCCTTAAAAGCCTTTGGTGTCATGATCACTGATGAGGGTGGTGTAGCTTTTCCCTACTGTGATGCTGATGGTAAGATCACTGCCTACAAGGTAAGACATGATGCAATGAAGACTGATTGCACCATCAAAGGTGATTGGTCTAAAGCTACTTTGTTCGGACAACACTTGTTTTCTAAGGGCGGTAAGAGCATTACCATCACTGAAGGTGAATTCGATGCTGTTGCTGTGTATCAAATGAATGGTATGAGGTATCCGGTAGTAAGCATACGTAATGGGGCACAATCAGCACTAAAGGATTGCAAAGACAACTATGAATATCTTGACTCTTTTGAGACCATTGTTATCAGCTTTGATGCTGATGAAGTTGGTAAGCAAGCTGCTACGAAGGTAGCTGATCTATTCGGTGCTAAGGCTAAGGTAGTTAAGCACAGACAACCACACAAAGATGCCAATGACTATCTCAAAGATGAGATGATCAAGGAGTACATCCAGGATTGGTTCGCTGCTGAAGTCTATGTACCTGATGGGATCATCGAAGGATCAAAGCTTTGGGAAGAGATCAATACACCAGCCATTAAAGCCTCTTGTGACTATCCCTGGCAAGGTATGAATGCTTTGACCTATGGCATCCGTAAAGGTGAACTGGTGACGTTTACAGCAGGTTCTGGACTGGGTAAATCGCAGGTACTTAGAGAGATCGTATACCATATCTTATGTAAGACTGAGGACAACATAGGCCTGATGTTCTTGGAGGAGTCTACTGTTCGCACTGCCAAAGGCATCATGTCTATCCATGCGAACAAACCACTGCATCTACCTGACACAGCATACACTGATGAGGAGTTTAGAGATGCCTTTGAGCACACTCTTGGCACTAATAGGGTTTATCTTTTTGATCATTTTGGGAGTACATCAATTGACAACATACTATCAAGAGTCAGATTCATGGCTAAAGGACTCGGATGTAGCTTTGTTGTGTTGGATCATATTAGTATTGTCGTCAGTTCTGGCGATGTTGGCGATGAACGTAAAGCATTAGATGAGATCATGACCAAGCTTAGGATGATTGTGCAGGAGACAGGTATAGCACTGTTGATTGTCAGTCATCTAAAGAGACCTGATGGTAAAGGCCATGAAGAAGGAGCAGCTACTTCACTAGGTCAGCTTAGAGGATCTGGTAGCATTGCACAGTTGTCTGACATGGTGATCGGAATGGAAAGGAATGCACAGCATGATGATGAACGTGAACGCAATACCACCAGGATTAGGGTACTCAAGAACCGTTTCAGCGGTGTCACAGGTCCAGCCTGTAACGTCTACTACAGCCACTCAACAGGAAGGTTATCAGAGGTCACACAAGATGAAGACTTATGAAGATTTGAAAGAGGATACGAAACGATTTGCTTTACAGCAGATCCGTACAGGGTCTACAATGGGTGAAGTAGTTTGTTCGTTCGAAGAGATCATCAATGAGATCAGAAAGACATCAGACTACGTAGAGGCTATGCAAGATGCTGATAGGAGACCTTAATGGCTGAGGTAACGAACGTTGAAGAGCATGATGATGGTTCAGCTACACTACACTTTGATCTTACTGAGGAAGAGGTTAAGATGTTGCTTCAGTGGGGTATTAAAGAAGCAATAAAGCTTGCTTACCATGAAGCAAATAAATTTGATTGGGGTTTGAAGAATGAAACAAACACTTAGAGATATGATGAGCCAATGCTGGAACAACCGCATGGATTGTGAACGCTTTGACTTTGAGAAGTTTGCTGAGATGGTGGCCTTCCAAGCCAGTGAAGAGAGGTTAGATCGCTGTATTGAAGCTTTAGAGAGAAGAGGTTACGCTGATGCAGCAGACATCATCAGGGGAGAAGGTTAATGTGGGTAATGGATAGGCTATTAGCTGACCATGCTGAGCTAAAGAAGAAGTATGATACACTGCTAGAAGACTATCAGAAACTGGTACACAAATATGAAGAGCTTAGTGCTGGACATCGAAACAGACATGAAACAGACTGTTATCTTCTGCGTAGTCACGAAGGATCTGACAACAAGTGAGGTGGTATGTCATACTCATCCAAGTACACTAAAGCCTCTTATAGAGGATTGCGACACAGTGATCGGACACAATCTAATCAGCTTCGACGGTTACCACCTTCGGAGATTGTGGAACATTACGATACCACTCAAGAAGGCCTCCGATACGCTCGTGCTGTCGAGGCTATGGAATCCCAGT